GTTTCCCAGTCACGATCTGAGAGCTAAACTTCTGACCTTGCATAGCTAACTTAGCTGTAATGTTTTGTTTAATGTCAGGATCTGTAATACCACTTAGAGTACTTTTTGAATAAGCACCCCATGACTTAGTAAAAGCATTTACATCATATTTATTAGTAGCCTCTTGACCTTGTAAAATACCCATACCTAAGTTATTACCTGATACTTCTACATCAGCAATAAATGCAGCATTAGCAGTCTTTTTATACACATGCTTAGCTACCATAGAAACTCTATCACTATCTATCTTACCCTCTTGTACATCTTGTAATGCTAGGTTAATAGTCTCATCAGTTATCTGAGGCTCTGCTAGTTGAGCAGCAGCATCTGCAGCACCTGATAATCTACTTGATAATCTCTCAGTAGCACTAGCTACATTCATAATAGTATTACTAGATCTACTCCCATAAGTTACATTAGTGTTTACAGGCTGTCTCTGATATGTAGGTAAATTTATCATTGTATATACCTTGCTGCTTGAGTTCCACCCTGTACTAATGATGATATACCACTTAGTAAACCATACTGAGCTGCTGTCTCTCCTGCTGCCCTGCTACTAGCAGCATCCATCATAGTAGATACACTCCTAGCCTTACCTGTTAATTCTATTCTCTTCTCTTCTTTTTTTAGTGCTGCTTCACTAGACTGAGCTAGTACATCTACTGTACCACCTGCTCTACCTGTTGCTGCTGCTACTACATTCTGCATAGCTAGAGTATTTGCTAATTCATTTTGTTTATCTGCCATTACAAACTGAGCCTCTATACCAATCTGCTTAGCATTGATCTCAGCCATAGCTGCCTCATGCTCATAAGCCATTTTTTTCATCTGTCCTGCTTGATAAGACATAAATGCACCTGTAATAGCACTAATACCATACATACCTGCTACTTGGTTACTTGTAAACATTGGTGTGCTTGTAGTTTCTCCTGCCATAGCTGCCTCCTTTTAATAAGATACTTCCAAATCCAAACTTAATAAAGTCATTGGATCAGGGTTTTTTTGTGTTATTTCTACTTGAGCTTTACTATTATAACCTAATAAATATATACTTTCAATTCCTGTTATAGGTGTAAATACCTCATCTGTAGCATCTCCAAATTTTCTATTTGTTACTAGGTTATTATCTACATAGATACCCCTAGCATTATATAGCTGTAGAATACATCTAGTAATTCTTTTTGGTAAATGTACAATATTACCCTCAGCCTGTGTATTTGCTGCTACAGGTAGTGTCTTTATTTTTACAGTATAGTTTAGACCTGCATAGATCTCATCTACTATAGCATCTGCATAAGCATAGTAAGTACCACTCTCATCTACAGCTGCAATAGTTGTCTGAGTAATACTCTCCCCTACTACTCTAATCTCATTATCTAATAATACCTGATCTACTTCTACTTTATCTGCTGAGGTAGTCTTAAATGTATGATCTAGCAGTACTGTATCATCTAATACTTCTAGGTATTCAGTACCATCTCTCTCTACTATAAAAGTAACTACATCTCCTGTTACTGTAACCCTTTTAAAATTACCTGTAGTAGTCCATTTAGTCCACCCTGATATATTTTCTTTTCTCATAGTGTTAAATACTGCTACTGTACCATCTGCATTTACTAAGTAAAGTAAGTTAGATACTGAGATACTTGATCCCCTTACAATATCTAAATCCTGTACATCATTTATAATATGCTCAGCTAATATACTTACAGGTGGTGTAGTGTATCCACCTTCTTCCCAATCATATATAAAGCCCCTTACAGTTTTTTTAAATCTATCCATAAAATAAGTAGATCCATCTAAAGTAACAGGCTTAACCCTAGCTGCTCCATAACCTGTATATCTTACCCATGAGCTAGATGTAGGTGTAATAATATCTTCAGTATTTACAAACTCTCCACCTGCTGTAAGTACTTGTAATTTAGATCCCGATACTATATTTTGAATAGCATTAAAGTTATCAGTATCTAGTACATCAAAGATAGCATCATCAGCCTGTACATCATCACTACCTGTATCAAAATCAAAAAAATCATTAACTACTGAAGCCCATACAGATGTGGGTTTAGCTTTAGATCCACCAAACCATAACCTACCCTGATGAAATGTACATGTTCTAGGATAACCTCTAGTAGCACTCCATACATCTTCTCTCTCTCCTAAACTATCCCATAGTCCGTTATCCATCCAATCATTAGGTGTGCTATAATAGTTAGGTGTTGATATATCTATAGATCCTATATCCCTTACTGCTATATAAGCATGATTATTAAGACCTGCTACACTATTACCATCCAGGTTTAAAACTACATCCCCTTTATTTATAGTAACAGTTTGAGATGATCCTGTATTTGTATAATCAGCTGATGTTTTTGTATAATCTACAGCTGACAAATCAGTATTTTGTGAAAACTTTAAAGCTTTATATAGGTACTTATTAGTACCATAATTATTATTGCCATCATTGTTATATACTATCTCATCAGGATCAATATCAAAAGTAATACTAGATCCATAATTAAAATAAATTGGTGTTTTTGTAGTATCGAAATCAAATTTAGGTATATTGGTAAGAGGTATAGTATCTAAATCCCATGATGTATCAGATCCCTGTCTCTGTATTTGTCTAGGATAAAAATCCTCATGAGTTATAATAATAGTATCTGCACTTTGTATTATATCCATCTCATTTAATTGAGTAGTAGTTATATCAGATAAGCCATTATCTGTATAATCTAAAGTAGCATATAAAGTATCATCATTAGGTTTATATATTTTTATATCAGTTGTACTTAATACCACCACATAATTCTGCGATATGCTAAATTCAAAGCTAAATAACCTTGATCCTGTAGTTACAGATGTAAGATATTTAAGTCCTGATCTTCTCTCCACACCACCATGAGGCATAATAACTACATTCTCAGCCTCTTCTACAGCATTGTAATACTTTTCTAAGTCTACTCTACCTAATAATGTAGGTGCTATAACCCCTGTAATGAGGCTATTTTGTAATACTCTTAACCTAGCCATTAGTTTATATCCGTAAGAGGACTATCTACTATAGCATCACTAGGTCTAGCCATACTATCAATAGCCTTAGCTTTTTTTAATTGGTTATCATATAAGCCTGAATATACCTGAGCTCTTTGTGAGTTATCTGTAATAGGTATAGCAAACTGTGCAGCTAATAAAAACTGTAGAGTAAGTACAAAGTAATCAGGTAATATAGTCTCATCTACCCTATATCTGTAATCTATGTAAAGCTCAGGCTGATTAGAGTAAATAGCATCTCCATAAATCTCATAATCAGTATAACCATCTACCTTTACTACTGTAACTAGATCTGAGGGTAGCTGATATTGGTATGAGTATTCATTTAGTGGTGTTTCAGTTAGCCTAGCTAATCTTGCTTTTTTTGTAGCAAATCTCCATGAGTGAGATGCTAAAAGTCCTCTGTATGTATTCTCATATAATGCAGCACCTACTAAACCCTCAGTACCTTCAGTAAGAGATGAAATAGGAGCAGCACCTATAGAGATCATTGCATTTGATATTATTTCTATCTTTTGAGCCATTTGTTACTCCTTATAAACTTAATAAAATAGCCTAGAAGATATACCTCTAAGCTATTTGATAAATTTACTAAGCTACTGCTACATAACCTGTAACTACAACACCTGCAGTAATAGATACTACATAAAGTGATACAGCTACTGTAGTTGATGTAGAGATAATAATATCTCCTACACTTAGTACATCTGCAGCATCATCAAAATAACTATCTGCAATTACAGCAGCTTTAGTATCTGCTGAGCCATCATGTGTAAATAACTTAGGTGCATTTGATCCTGCCCCTAAGTTTCCTGATAAGTTTGTTCTATCAAAAGCCATCTGTTACTCCTTATGCTTCAGTTGCTTGGTATTTTACAACACCATCAATATCTCTAATTACAGCATTAGCTTTTAAGTTTCCTGCTGATAACCATGATTTTTTAGTAGGTATCCAATCTACAGATGTAGTCATATCAATACCATTAGCATAACCAATAGCTGACTCATGCCATGCAAACCCATCTCTAACTGCACCTGTTTTAGGTAATCCACCCTCTACTCTAATTCCAATAACATGAAATTTAAAACCTAGGAATGTATCTACATCTCCCTGTACAAGAGCTTTAACTGAGTTATAATCAGCTGATGTTACTTGAGTTTCCCCTAGTAATCCCTCTAAACCTGATGGAGATACAGTAATGTGTCTACCTTCCATAGGCACTTCATTATCATCCATGTACTTTTTAATTCTTCTAAGCTTAGCTACATTAAGGTTAGTTCCTGCACCACCTACATCTGTATCAACTAAACCACCTGATGTACCTTGTACAGGAGTAGCATTAAATGTACCTGCTGCTGCTGCATTAATTTTTAATTGATCATCTCTACGACCAATAGCACCTGCGATAGTTCCACCTAATTCTTTAACCTCATCAAAGTTTACCTCTGCTGAGTTAAAAATATCTGTGTACTCATTTGCATCCCAATCTTCTAGTACACAAGTTACTAAAGAATGATCTACATTCATTGGAATGGCATCAGCACTTGGAGCAGTTCTCTTAGTTGCTTGACCTTTTCCCATTTTTCTGAATTTGTATTCAGATCCTACTACACCTTTTCTCTCAGTTGTAGTACCTGCTAAAGTAGCTGACATAGTTTGATAAGCATGTTTTACCTCTGTATCAAACTGAACAGCAGCTACACTTGATAAATTCTTAGACATAATTGTCTCCTTTTTATTTGTGTTTTTGTTGTGTCGGATTTTTTTGGTATTGTACTCTAAAGTAAGAAGTACAGCTTAATCCTAAACCATAGCTACCTTAACTTTAGAGCCTCTTGGAGGGTGTTCTAAGTATAAGTTAGTTTTGTTGTAACACTATTATACCTAAATTTACCCTTAAATGTGTCTTAACTACCGTAAAAATCTTTCATAGCCTTATTAACTTTGGCTTTATATGCAGGATCTACATCCATTAACCTCTGACCTTTATCATTAGTAGCTGTATATTGAGCTTTTAATGCAGCCTCTGTATCAGCAGATTTAGGACTTGCTACCTGAGACTTATCTACTAGCTTACTATTCTTAGTCATACCTATTAATTTCTCTAAGATCTCTACATGACCTGCAGTCTGAGCTAAACCTTGAAACTGAGTAAACTCTTCAGGAGCTAGATTATTCTTACCCCACTCCCCTAATGCTCTTAGTCTTGACTCTCCCTGCTCTCCTAATGCCTCAAGTGCAGCAGCTTTATCTTCATCTTGTTGTCTTTGTGCTAACTCTCCTACCTTCACTACTAGACTCTCTAGCCCTTCAGGAGATAGCTGCATCTCTTTACCCCACTCTGCTACTGTACCCATGAGAGGATTTTCTTCAAAGTTAATACCTTCTATTTCATATACACCATCTTTAGGAGCACCTGTAAAAGCACCAAACTTACTCTCTAACTCAGTATATGCTTGAGCTTGATCAGCTACTGTCTTATACTTCTTAGACTTAAACCACTCAGGGGCTTCTCCTTCCCCTACTACACCATCAGCAAATAAAAATCCACCCTCTTCATTACTAGTAGTCTCTGTAGATGCTTCACTACCTGGCTCTGTAGTTGTTGTTTGTTCTCCTGCATCAGCTGCAGTACTTGTTTCTGTAGATGTTTCACTACCTGGGATTAATGTATCGCTCATTAATGTATCCTTTTATGTTTTATTTTTGAGTTAGACTCAATAAGAAGATCCTAAGATCTCCCTATGAATTAACCTATCTTATCTGCTTCAATTCTTTGAATTACCTCATTAACTAGGTTAGCTCTACCCTGTTTTACACCTATATCTAAAAGATCATCTCCCTTAGTAGCTACAGGTACAGCTAAATTCATCTTAACCATGTGATCTAACACATACTTACCATCTTCAGTAGAGAAGAGTCTAGCATAAGCTGCATTAATATCAGCTATCTCTCTAGCATAAGCCTCTTGAGTTTGCTGCTCTCTTCTCCTATCTCTATATGCTTGTAGTAAATTCATTATTGAGCTCCTTGAGGTGGTATCCCTTGCTGAGCCATAGCTGCCTGAGCTTGAGCCTGTTGTGTTGCGTAAACATTAGCCTCTTCCTCAGTTCTAATAAGCTTAGCAGGTATCCCCATATTTTCAGCTATATAACCAGGTATATCTTCAAATTTGATCTTATTACCTAGTGTTTCTATTGGTATTCCTGTTTGTTGCATAATAGCAGCATAATCAGTAATAACACCTATATCCTGTCTATCTTGCTGCTTAGCTAATGGAGATGTAAACTTAATAGTAATCTCTTTACCATCTACTACAATAGGCTGTATCTTACCTGCCTTTTGTAATACATCCACCATTCTCTTAATAAGTCTCTCAAGTAACTCAGTCTGAAACCTACTAAAGGCTGCACTAGTCATCTCAAAGCTCTCATCTCTTCTCTCTTGTACTTCTCCTAGAGTTCTTACAGGAGTTCTACTTACTTCCCCTAGAGGAGATCCAAATAAAGTCTTATTGATTAGATCTTGTTTTTGCTCAATCTTTAACTGAGATATATTAAAATCTCCTGCTCTCTCTAAAGCTCTAAGACTTGGTGCAGCATTACTATTACTAGCTACAGGTATTACAGTTCCAGGCTCTAACTTAACATTGTAAGGGTTTAATACACCATCATCTGCAGCAGTATATACACCACTAATAGCTAACCCTGCATTTTTTAGATCCATCTCTGAGATCTTGTTAAGTACTTTAATATCATATAGGAGCTGTATAATTCTACCCATACCATAAACACCTTTAGAAGTTACTCTCTCTCTAAATGCTATGTAAGGGTTACTATCATCTACTACATCATAAATAATAGCTTTATCAGGCTCAAAATAGATAGTATGATCATATTTCTTATCTTTATTCTTTACTACACACTCTACTAATTCTACCTCAGCATCTATATCTTCTCTGAGCATCTTCTCTAATCCAGGACTTAGTTTAGATCCTATAATAGTCTCTTCTATATCCTTGATCTTAATCTTAAAAGTGTTAAAAAAGTTCTCTATTAAACCATTAGGAGAGCTCTCAAATACAGTATCCTCTACTGATAGAGTATCAAAAGTAAGTGAGCTCTCTACACCATCCCCCTCTTCACATGTAATAATACCTGTAGAGATCCCTGTATCCTGAAATGCCTCATTAATCTTAGTATTAAAGTTACTATGGTTAATATGATCATACAGTATCTCAGTAATCTCATCTAATGGCTTTTGAAACTGCTCATGAGCATCCTCAGGTATCTCTGATCCAGGAACTAGTAAAAACCATTTTCTCCATGGTGGTACTAAATTCTGCTGTACCTTATCTGCATAAGTACCTAAACCTAGAATAGCAGTACTATCATAGATCTTAGTAGTTCTTTTACCACCTGTAAGAGTATTAAAATAACCCTTATCAGGTAGAGCATAAGTATAGGCATCTTCAAGTACTGCTCTGTACTCATTAAAAGAGGTCTTAGCCCTTTTGTGTCGTTTGATTAGGTTATCTATTTTAGTCATTATTCAGCCTTTTGTAATAGTTTCCCTACTAGCTTATCCTCATTCATTTGAGATGCACCTCTGACTTTAACAGCCTTAGCTAGTACTCTTAGCTCATCCATATTATAAGCATCTTTGATCTCTTCAGTAGTCTTACCTTTTAGATCTTCTAGTGATAATGTAACCTCTTGCTTGTTATCATCAGCCTCTTCAGTAGTCTCATCCTCTTGTACCTCTTCAAAGTTTGTAGCAAATGTATTAGAGGGTACTCTATAACTTAATGTACCATCCACATGTTTAACCTCAATATCTCCATTTTTGAAAACACCTAAAGCCTCTACATTTGACTCTCCATCAGTAAATACTTTGATCTCTTTATACTGCTTAGACTCTTCTACATTACAATCACAGTTAAGCCCCTCAAATACTATACCTGGCTCAATAGTAGTCTCTATACCACAATCCTCACATACTACTCTAGTGTAGTTCATACTCTTAAATTTACTCATATCATCCTCCTAATGTTGATGCTTTATCATCTGTACCTTGTACACCTAACTCACTACCAAATAGTAAGCCTCCTCCACTCTGTCTACCTTTTAGTAATCGTGCCTGTTGATCTTTTAATTTCTGAGCTGCTGCTGACTCTTCATCTGCTACTAGTGCTGCCTGTTCATCTTGAGCCTCTTTAGCTCTTTTCTCAGCTTTAGCATTAGCTGCCTTTTGATCTTTAGCCTGTTCATAACTAGAATAAGCTGAATAAGCAGATGCTGCTGCTACTGTAGCTAATGCTATTGTACTTAATGCTGCCATTATTTTGTCTCCTTTATATAATGTGTTTCGTACTTATTATAACCTAATTTTTCATAAATCTTACCTGTAGTCTCAGGGTTTATAGCCTCTAAGCATACCATACTTATCTCAGTACACCCTCTCTCTAATGCTTCAGCCTCGTACATTTTCATAAGCTTAATAGCTGTAGATGTACCTCTAAACTCAGGCTCTACATACCATGCTAACTCTTGAGCTTGTAGTTTACCTGGATGTAAGAAACTAGGTGCAGCCATAGCTACTAAAAAACCTTTACCTACAATTACCTTAGAAAATACTAAAGGGTTAGCTAGTACATCTCTATAATACTCTTTTGCATTACTTGGATACTCTATACCTGCCTCAGCATAAAATCTACCTGCTGCATCTGTTATATAATCTAATATTATCTCTTCACTCATAGTGGACTCCAATCATTCTTAATCTGTATAGACTCTTTAAACTTATTATTACTTAGTAACTCTCTACTAGCCCCCATACCATCTATAAGAAACTCAAAGGCATTACATACATGAGAGTATGGACCTTTATCAGGTTTCTCTGCATATTTCTCCCCACTTACATTAATTCTACGATATGAATAACCACCATTTAATCCTCTGATCAGCTTTTTACACTTGTTAGATATGATTATATCAGGCTGTCCTACAGTTACCTTACCAAATTTCTTTTTAACTGCCTCTACCATAGTAGTAGGAGATCCTGTAGCTGAGGTCCTAGGGTGTAACTGAGCTTTATTGTACACTTTAAACATAGTAGCATCATTAACCTGTCCTCTTTGATTAGCAGCCCATGGATCTATCCAGGTCTCTAACTTATGCTTAGGGTAATGCTGCTGCATGTGAGACTCTATTATGCTTGAGAAGTCTGTAAGGTTTACATCATCACTCACTAACTCATCAAAGATCACTACTCTACCTAGTGCATCTACTTGACCTACTAAGAAACCACTCCACCTACCATTATCTCCACCGCATATTAAACCTCTATCAGGATTAGGTGGACCTAGTAAACTATGATCTATCACATGAAGTCTCTCATTAAACTCAGGATACACAGGCTTACCATCTTTTAATGCTACCATCTTAACCTTCAGCATAATATCTATAAAGTTATCAGTAGCTCCTGCTACCTGTCTTGAGTAGTAGTCATGTGGTAAGTTCTCTAAGTTCTCAGCATCAGGGTTAATAGTGTTATCATCTAGTAATGCAGGAGGCTGTCTATAAACTGAGTAGTCTGTAGGTCTTTTATCAGTCATGAATAGATTATATATCCAATGATCATCACTAAAGCTATTTGTATCTGCTACTACATTTGACTTTGTACATCCTGGACCATCTTTAGGGTATGGGTATCTACCTAACCTTGAGATCACATTCTGTAAAGTATCATGGCTCAGCTCTCTCATCTCATTCAGGTAAGCACCTGTAATCTCTAATGATAGTAACTTCCTCATATCTCCTGGCTTATCTAAGGACCTAAATAAAAACTCAGCATGTACTCCATCGTGTTCATATACAGCAGTTAAGTTACCCCAATTAAACTTTAACATATCATCAAAGAAACCATCAAAAGACTTAATAGTCGTATCTTTAAGCTCTTGGTATGTATTACGAATTACAGCCCATCTAGTATATCTTATACCATCATCATTAGGCTCTTGCTCATACATCAGTCTCTCTAACTTAGCTATAGATCCTAGAGTCTTACCTGATCCTACAGGACCAATAATAAGAGTTACTAGATTATCATCTAAGTAGTAATCCGATACTGTAGGAGCTAATTCTATCTCCATGATAGAGGTCTAAACTTACTTATAAAGTCATTACTCACTAGCACTAGATCGTAAGTAACAATACCATTCTGAGTACCTTGAGATGTGATACCCTCTACTTTAAAATCTGCACCTGCAGGAAACTTTAACCATGGTAACTGCTTTTGTGCTGAGCTCTGATAGTTAAATAAATGCTCTTGGTATCTAAATACACCTCCTGGCTGTCTAGCATAAGCTATAAGCTCAATATCTTTACCTTTAGGTGCATTACCATACCAATTAGTGACAAAGCCTGAGAAACCTGTAGGGATAGTAAATATACTTGTAATAGTTTGGTTAGCTACCTTACCACCATAACTAGCAGGGATATGACAATAAGCATTTAGTACATTAGGTACTCCTGCAGCAGGTATAGCCTCAGTTCCTACCCATACATCTCCTATAAGAGGTACACCATTAGCATTAAACCCTCTAAATATAGTCCTGAATACTTTGGTAAGGGGTACAGCTGTTTGACCTGTAAGAGTTATATACTCACTTATAATATTACCTGTACCATGCTCTACCCCCTCTAAGTATATGAGAGTAGTATCTGTAGAAGATGAGCTAATATATAAAGCATCTCCTGCATCATTGAAAGGATCAGGGTTTTGAAAAGAGTTCATGATACTAGGTGTTACCTCTATTGTATCACTCTCAGCAAACTTATGATACACCTTACCTATGCCATCAGGCAGTAAACCCATCTGTAAAGCAGGTATTAGATCCTCAATTTGCTGTAGATAGTCTGTAATGCTATTTGTTTCCATGTTATTTATCCTTAGTAGGGTTTACTTTGATCACTCTCTTGATGATCTGTCCTGAGTGTTCTACCTTAGTGTTATCAGTAAATATACCATGATACCTACCTAGTAGATCTAATGCACTCTTAGCAGCTGCTATATCAGCCTTAGTCATTTTTTGACTCATAGTGCTACTTACACCAGGGGCTACATTCTCTTTAACTATAACATCAGTCTGCTCATTACCTAATCCCATCTCTACTACCCTTCTAAGTTTAGATAGTACCCATTCAGGAGTAATCTCAGCTTTATCTGCAGCTATTTGCTTTAGTTCAGCTACATAGGCTTTAACCTCATCTTTTCTCATCAGTCGTGAGCCTATACGATCTGCTGATCTTTTACTGTATCCTGCTCTGATAGCTGCTTTAGTCTGATTAAAGTCTAGTATGTACTCTCTACAAAATGCTTTCTGTTTTTCGTTTAATGTATTCATGCCTCAATAATAGCTAATTTATACTTAGTTTGTCAATAAGAGAGTAATCATTTGAGATAGAGCCCTTGCAGAGATAGAGCCCTTAAATAGTTTGTAGCCATGTAGCCGTAGCGAGTGCCCTATACTCCTATTTCTTTTTACTTTTTATTTTTCTTTTTTTATTTTACTTTTGATTTTAAACTCTGAAAAAGTAGCTACATAGTAACAAAAAAGAAAAAGAGGGGCGTAAAGCCCTTAAATAAGAGGCTGAAGAGTGTAGCCATTTTGTAGCCATTTTACTGTTTGTAGCCGCTACATTTCAAAAAATGGCTGATTTACGATTTTTTTTAAGAGCCCTTGCTTGAAGAGCCCTACAATTTTTTGCTGATCTGTAACAAACTCTGCTACAGTAGCTACAAACTTACTCCTTTAACTACTCTATCTCCCACTCTAATATTTTTAAGCTCCTTATCTATTCCAAAAATTTGTAATAGTTTTCTATAAGATGCACTCTTCATACTATCTCTACCACTTGGTAACATCTTCCATAAATCACTTAATGTAGATCCAGGTATCTTTATACCCTCATCACTCCACTCTATTTGGCTCACTAATTCTTTGATCTCTGTCTTTTGTATTTCACTTGCTACAATATTACTTAACTCTTTTATAGCAGCTCTTGCATTTTTTGATCTTCTTATAATGTTAATTGCCACATGACTATCAGTACTTGTACTATCTTCTACCCTACCTTTAATTTTACTATCAGGTACTTTATAAAATAAAGCCTCTTGCAGCTCCTTACAGTTACTAGCTTCACACTCAGTATATATTTTGTATAGGTAATTAACTGCATTAGTTCTATTCTCTATCTCTCTTGGAGCACCTGCTCTTAATTCATGTGCTAACATTTGTACATTACCTACTTTTTTATATGGAGCAGGGTAAATCCTTCTATCTCCTGTACCATCAAAAGGTATCTGCCCAAAGTGATTAGTAGTACCTGCACTATTAAATCCATAACTCTTTTGCTTACCTTGACCTTTAATATTTAATGTTTTACTAGATCCTGCAGTAGCATCAGATTTTATCTCTCCTCTTAATACTCCTAGCTCTCTATTATTTAACTGCTCTACATCTTCATAAACTACTACTCTCTTACCTAACTTATCATCATCCCATCCTGCAATAATGGCAGCTGATCCCATACCTGCTACTTTACTATAACCTAAATACCAGGTAGGTAGATCTAATACCCAAAAACTCTTACCACTACCTCTATCAGGATTAACTAAAAATAGTACAGCCATGATCTGCTTATAATGAAATAGGTAGTAACTAAGATAAACTAAGCTAACAGGGTATCCACATATAACTGCATCATCTTCAAAAGCTTTAATGGCTTCAGCTATAATATCGTTAGGCTCTTCAGCAGTAGGCTCAAATCTTGCATCAGGGGATATATTAAAAGTACGATCATAAATATTTAAGCCCTCATCTTGGAATGGATTTTGATGTATCTCAATAGACTCAGCACCTACACAATATTTTGCTATTGTAAGCCCTCTACTATATCTACCATTCTCATCATTCTCCCCTAAGCCCATATTAAATAGCTCATCTGCAATAGACTGCTCATTCCTTTTATAGTCCATATTTCTCTTATTAGTGTATGCTATTTGATCATCTTGAAACATCACATACTTAGATACTCCTGCACTATCATCTACTCTATATACTGATATGTTACCTTCAGCCATAGAGAAAAAAGGTCTACTCTCACAGGCATTACCTGTACAGCATATATAAGGCTCTCCCCTCTCATCATATTGCATATAAGCATAACCTGGCTTATCCTCAGTATGACCTGGGTTACAAATAGGGCAGCCTAGTCCTGAGATCCTTGGATTATCTCCTTCTACCTCTGATAACTTATCTACTAAAGTCTCAAAAGTTATAAATCTATCTACTGTACCTGTCATGATATGAGTATCTGAGCTCAGTACATAACCTTTAGCTGTAGTTCTAATGATCTTAGTATTGATCTCTCCCTTAACTCTCTTACCCCTAACTGTAGCAGATGTAAACTCTTCATTAGCCATAATACTATCAGGCTCAATAGGAGTATATGCACTTTTAAATCTACTTTTTAATGTATCTTTGAATATATCATCAAAATCTATATATGGATCTGAGATCTTTTTATTATCTCTACTCTTTGCATCTTTTAAAGGTAGTGTAGGACTAAAGTAACCTGCTGCATTAAATGATGCTCTAGTATCTATACCACTATCAGGCTCATCCCATATATAATCTATATAATCAAAAAATGCCTTTGCTTGTTTTTTCATAGCTGCAGCATTAATACTAAAAGGCTCAGTTAGTAAGTATATAATGTGATACCTAGAATTTCTTTTATCACTCTTATTAGACTGACTAGGGATAGCTAAATAAAATAGATCCTTACCATCCATCTTATCAAGTAACTTATCTAACTTATCAGGCTTACCTTCAAAATCAATAATACCTATGTTACCTCTTGCTTTAATAGTCTCATTAGTTCTATGATGCTTACTCATCCAGGTTTTACCCTGCTCAATATTAGTCATCTCTTTATCCCCATACTCAGTAACAGGAGATACACAGTTAGTAGCTAGATCAGTAAATAGTACATTAACATTACTAGACTCTTTATACTTATAACCATTAAAATGATTTTTACTTATACTATATTTAAAGATCATACTACTTACCTGCAGTATAGTGATCAAGTGCTTTATCTATTGCATCAGATATAGTAGCTAACTTCTCAGCAGCTTGTATCTTTTTTGCTTTTGCATGTACAGCTTTTTTCATTGATACATTTACATGAGTACCTTTTTCTTTTCGTGCCATAATTGTCTCCTTCATTTTTTAGATACTAGAATGTTAGCAGTAAGTTTCTTAAAGGTTTATTAAAGGTTTATTAAACTATAATTTTCTCATGGGTTTAAATTACCTAATAAAACTAGAGGAGATGTAGATGAGAGATTTACTATTATTTGCTGAGTATCATAATTTTGATGCTGAGATTGTAGGATCTAAAGTAAGAGTATGGGATCAAGATGGAGAAATAATAACATCATCTTTAACTGAGTTAAAAATATGGATGGGTTATTAAGATGAGATTTATTAAAGATGCAGGAGTATTTTTACTTATGGCTGCTATGGTATTTACTGTAGTATATATGATGGTGTATGCCTGGGATCAAGAGTATGAGTACCAACAACAAAAAGAAAAGGAATACTATGAGCAAGTTTATAGAGGATAGTCTTAGGACTGAGAGTAGTGAGTTTAATATGTTAGTAGATAATGATGCTAACATTTATAAAAGAGAGAGATTAGTACATGCTGCTATGGGTATGCAAACTGAGACCGCTGAGTTTACAGATGCACTAAAAAAGAGTTTATTCTATGGTAAGCCATTAGATGTAACTAATTTAAAAGAAGAGTTAGGAGATCTATTATGGTATGTAGCTATTGCTATGGATGAGTTAGATACTGACTTTGATGCTGAGATGGATAGAGTGATTAATAAATTAAAAGTTAGATACCCTGAGAAGTTTACAAGAGATGCAGCTGAAGTAAGAGACCTAACTGCTGAGAGAGAAGTGCTAGAAAATGGCAAGTAAAAATCAATTAAGAGCTAAAAGACTCAAGAGAAAAAAGAATAAGGATCAAAGAGATGCAGGTTAATCTATTAAATTATACACCACTATCAGTAGCAGATGCTGCAATAGGTAAATGTTATGATAAGGGCTGCCATACAGATATAGATAAAATGACTAAGAGAATTGATAATGTAGCTAATGTAAAAAAACATGCTAGTACTATTGAGCATATCTCTTATAACTTTGATATAGATGGAGTAAGTAGAGCTTTATTACAGGAACTAGCTAGACATAGGATAGCATCATACTCAGTAAAGAGTACTAGATACACTTTAAAAGAGTTAAAAGATGGACCATCTGATCTAACAAAATACTTAGTAATGACTCCTGATCAGGATGTAAATAAAAATAATGAGCAGCAGTTAATGCTATTAGTAGCTAGGTTACAGCAGGGAGTATCTAATGATATTGCTAAGTATATGTTACCTGAGGCATATAAAACTAGTTTAGTTATGACTATAAATGCTAGATCATTACAAAATTTTATAGCATTAAGATCAGATAAACATGCTCTATGGGAGATACAGGATCTAGCTAAAGCTATGTATAATGCACTACCTGAGGATCATAAATTTTTATTTTCAAACTTTTTAAAGGTTTGTTAATAGTTTAATAATGGTTTAAGAAACCTTATGTAATAATTCACTTACAGATTGAGAGAGGGTTTAGATCCAAAGACAAGATGTAGAAAATAAAACCCTTTAGGGTTAGATTAATATAAGAGGAGATTAAGATGTTTTTAAAAGCATTTTTAACAGGTTACACAGATATGGTTAAGACTTCTAATGATTTAGATAGACTTAGATATGCACCACAGAGAGTAGAGGCAGGAGTTTTTTATAACTTCCATGATACTGATATGTTTAAGGGAGCAGTAGAAGGTTTAGAGAGTTTAAATATTGAGCTTATTAAAGCTGAGAGAGTTAATGATACTACTAGATTTACATCAGCACTACAAAGAGATTATTTTGCAGGGTTTAATAAGATGATGGATCTAGTTGCTAAGACTGATACAGGGGGTTATACTACTACAGCAGATACTGATGAGCCTGTAGAGGTAACATTAGAGGATAAGATCCTAGAAGTTGTAAAAGCAGGAGATAAAAAAGCTTTTAGATCACTTAGAAAAGAGTTAAAAGATAAATGGTTTGCTCTTGATGATGCTGATGTAGAAGATGCTATCTTTGATCTAGGGGATGCTGTTGCTGATAAAGATGTAGAGTATGCAAAAGAGATCCTAGAAAATGTAGGAGAAGATGATGCACCTGCTGAAGAGCCTGAGCCTGAAGTAAAAGAGATTAAAGAAACTCCTAAAAAGACTGCTAAACTTACTGAGGAAGAGTCTGAGATTATTGAGGATCTAAAATCTGCTATAGATGATGGAGATCAAAAAGATATAGATGAGCTGTTAGCTGAGTTAAAAGAAGTAAATGAGGCTTTATATGATGAGTGGCTTCCTGCTACACAGGTAGAACAACCTGAGGAAGATACTAAAGATGAGGAGGATAGTTCCGTAGTAGATGAGATCATAGAAGATTTAGATGCAGCTATTGCAGATGAGGATGAAGATGAGGCTAAAGCTTGTTTAGAAGAGTTAGCAGATGAGGTAGGTGTAGACTCAGATATTTATAAAGTAAATGCAGAGAAACTAACACCAAAGAAAACTAGAAGATCAAGAAGAGGTAAATAATTATGGCAGCAAAAATAAATACACAGAGTCCAATAGGTAATTTAATGTATGTAATGGTTACAGGACAAGGTAAAGAGAACTTTGAAGGTACAGGATATGACTATCAATGTTGTGTAGATGTACCTGAAGATGAGGCTAATCAGTTTATTGATTTAATTGAGGACTTTGTAGAAGATAATGAGCCAAAAAATGCAGAGAGAGCAGGATCATTTTATAGAACATCTGAAGATGATGATACTATAGATGATGGTTTGATTAGATTTACATTTAAAACTCAAACAGAGTTTACTGATAAAAAAGGTAATCTAAAAGATACTGAAGTAGCTATATTAGATGCTGCAGGTACAAAAGTAAAACTACCTGAAGGTAAACTTATCGGTAATGGATCTACAGGTAGAGCTATAGGTACTGCTGTAATTTGGGAGAGAGGTAATCGTAAAAAGTCTGAGTATGGTGTATCATTATACTTAAACAAAGTACAGATTAAAGACTTTATCCCTTATGAGGGAGAGACTGTAGATGCTATTGAGGGTGGATCATTTAATGGTTTTGGTAATGACCTAGAGGCTGCAGATGATGAGCCTAAAGAAGAGAGTAGATCTAACAGAAGATCAAGAAGAAGTAGAAGGTAAAATTTACAAATAACTGAGGAGTTAGATATGGATAATCAACATAAAAAGATTAAAGGGTATAGAGATTTATCTCAGGAAGAGATTGATCTTATGAATGAAGCTAAAGAGTTAGCTGCAAAAGTAGGAGAGCTTACTGATAAGCTTATGGCATGTGATAAAACTGATAAAAGATGGGTAGCTATTGGTACTACTGATTTACAAAAAGGTTTTATGAGTTTGATTAGAGGTGTAGCACAGCCTACAACTTTTTAAAAAGATAGGTTTATAGAGGGCTGATTTTTTTCAGCCTTCACTTAAACTTATAAAATAGGAGAATAAGATGCAGTATGAGTTAGTAGATAAAACAGCAGTAACAGATAATATAGATCCAAATAAACCTTTATTTTGTGATATTGAGAGTCATGGGTTATATTTAGAGATCTGTTTATTTCAGATGTACCAGGAGGGATGGAAATTACCTGTAGTAGTTAGATACCCTGAGTTAGATTGGTTAAAAAAAGTAGTTAATACTAGTTATACAGTTTGGTACAATGCCTCTTATGATTTAGGTACTATTGAGATAAGCCCTTACAGATATGAAGATCTATTTTATGCAGCTAAAACTGCTTATCCTTTATTAGACTCTCATGCCCTGGACTCAGTAGAGGAGCATTTAGGTATAGATGTACATGATGATTTTGATAAAAAAGCTATGCAAAAATCTTTTGCTACTGCTGCATGTAAAAAGAGTAGATCATTTACTCAGGAGCAGTTAGAATATGCTGCAGCTGATACCATAGGACTAGCTCAGATGTGGGCTGATCGTAAAATAAGAAGAGTAATAAGATCAAATAAAGCTTATGCTGCTGATATTCAGGCTGCTAAAGATGCTCTAGTGTATCAGTATAATGGTATGCCTGTATGTAAAGAGAGATTAGAGGCTGCTACTAGAGATGCTGAGAGAAAATTAAATAAAAATATGAGACAATTACCACCAGGAACTAATGTAAAAAGTCCTAAGTTAAAAAAGTGGTTAGGTACTGAAAATGCTAATGAGCAAACTCTTAAAGGTTTAGAACTTAATGGAGATGAGAGAGCTAAGTATGTACTAGGGGCTAGAAAATATAGAACTAGACTACAAGATCTTAATAAAAAATATGAGGGGCATGATAGAGTTAGAACATTCTTTAATGCTGCAGGGGCTATTACAGGTAGATTTACTAGTACAGGTGGAGATAGAGATGGATTTACTAACATTCAAAATATTAATAGAGATCTAAAGTATATCTTTGGTTATGCTGAGGACTCAGATAGAGTACTAGTTAATGCAGATTATTCTACTGCTGAGCTTATTGCAGGATGTTCTATTATGAAAGTACCTAGTATGAGAGAGTGGATCTTAGAGGGTATGGATATTCATAAAGCTACTGCTGTAGGATTAGCTAAGACTACTTATGAAGAGGTAACAAAGGCTGAGAGACAGGCTGCAAAAGCTGTAAACTTTGGGCTGTTATTTGGTATGGGTGTAGAATTATTTAGAGATTATGCTTACTATACTTATGGTGTAAAGTTTACACTAGATGAGGCTCAAGAGGCTAAAGACTTCTACTATAGAACTCATCCAGGTATCAAAAAGTATCATCAGTATATAGGTAAGAATGTTAGAAGATCTACTTTTACTGTAGAGACTGCTCTAGGTAGAGTAGCAGGTAATAGAAGATATACAGAGATGTTAAATATTCCTGTACAGGGATCTATTGCTGAGGCTACTAAATTATCTATACATCACTTTTTACAAAATAATAAAGCACTACTAAAAGATAACATGGTAATAAATATGGTACATGATAGTATTGTAGGGGATGTTAAAAAAGATCATGTAGAAGATTGGGCTGCAGCAGTTAATGAGTCTATGCAGTATGGATGGAGAGAGGTTAGTAAGTCTGATCTATTCCACTATCAAGATCTACCTATGGGAGTAGAAGTAGGAGCTAGTCATAAGTATGATGCTTCAGAGTTTTATATTAAGGAGTTTAAATCATGAATTATAAATTATTATGGCAGCTAGAGAGAGAAGAAAATACAAAGCTTAGAAAAAAAGTAACAGTACTAGAGGCATCTAATGCTATTCAAAGAGAGCTTTTAAAAGAGGCTGATGATATTAAAGATACACTTATGAGATCTATTGAAAGAGAGAGATCAGATTTATATGCAAGAGGGGGCATTAGATGATAACACCACAGGAAGTAGGAGAGAGAATTAAAGCATTACTAGATGGATGGGATGTAGCAGATGAGGAGATGAGAAGAGTCTCACTTATTCAGATGAGAACACTTAGACCTAGTGATAAGATACTTAGAATAGATGCAGATAGTTTATTATATTATACAGCTTATGCTGCAGCATTTAAAGATGGTAAAGCTATTGAGGGTGGATCATTTGTAGGATCTAAAGTAAGAATACCTTTTAAAGACTATAAGCAGCACCTGGATGATCTAGTAGCTGATACAGTTCTAGCATGTGAGTTAGCATCTTTTAGAAATGAGCTACCTAGATTTACAGATTATGAGCTAGTGTTTACACCATCTACTAACTTTAGATATGATATTTTCCCTGATTATAAAAAGAGTAGACTACATAAACCACAAAGTACTATATTAAAAAGACTAAAAAAGTATGCTAAAAAGAATTTAGGTATCGTACCTGAAGGTATTGAGGCTGATGATTATGTTTATTATTGGGCTAGTAAAGGGCATCCTGTAGCTAGTGGAGATAAAGATGTAGTTTATTCAGTTCCTGCAGCTTACTATTATCACTCAGCTCATCAAAAAGTTATACAAAATACTAAAGCTGAGGCTGATAGGTTTGTACTTATGCAAACTTTAGCAGGAGATAGCTCAGATGATATACCAGGTATCAAAGGTGTAGGCATGAAAAATAAACTATTACCTGAGGGTGGTACTTTTGCTGATGTAGTACAGATCTACATTGATAAAGGTTATACTAAAGAGGATGCTATACTTACTAGAAGATTAGTAGGTTTAGATCAATGGCATCCTAGAAGAGGAGTAAAGTTATGGAAGTATTAGAATGTGAGACATGTGGTAAAATAGTAGCTGAGTGTATTTGCTTTAATGATGAGGCTCACCCTAAAGCTACAGATAAACAGGTAGGAGGTAATCATTATAAAGATAAGAAGTTACAGCCATGGGATATTATAGATGCACTAGATCTAAATTTTTATGAGGGTAATGCACTTAAATATCTAATAAGATATAAAGAAAAAAATGGAGTAGAAGATCTTAAAAAATCTATACACTACATAGAGAAGATAATAGAAGATGTTAGCAGCACTACCTCATCAAGTAACTAAGTCTAAATCTATTATTAGAAAACTTAGACTATATGGCTTATGCTTATTTGCAGGAGAGGTTAGAAGTGGTAAGACTGCTGCATTTTTACTAGCCTCTCAGTTACTAGCTGAGGATTTTGAGGTAGCAGTTATCACTAAGAAGGATGCTATACCAGGTGTAAAAAAATTCTCATCTGATATAGAAGTTACTAATTACCATCAGGCTAAGAAACTAGATAGACCTTATAAGGTAGTGATCTTAGATGAGTGCCATAGATATATAACAGGGTATCCTAAGAGATCTCAGATATGGAAGGATGTAGCTAGAATTACTTTAGCTGCAGATTATATTATATTTAGCTCAGGTACACCTACTCCTGAGAGCTATGCTATGTTATTTAATATGTTAGCTCTTAGTACAGATAGTCCATGGAAGGATTATAAGAGATATACTGAGTGGCATCAGCATTATGGTATACCTTATCAGATCAAGATAGCAGGTGGTATGTTAGTTAATCAATGGGATAAAGTAAAAGAGGATAAGATCCTTAGAGATATAGAGCATTTAATAGTATCTATGACTAGAGCTGAGGCAGGGCATAAGTTTGAGCCTACTGATAAGCTACATAAGATACCATTAACAGAGCAGCAGGAAGAGATTTATAAAAGAATAGAAGAGGATAAGTTATTTGAGATGGATGATGAGTATGCTATAGTATGTGATACACCTAGTAAGTATATTCAAAAATTACATCAAGTAGCAGGAGGATATGTAAATGCAGTAAATGATAATGAAGAGAGTAAAGTTTTTAAGATAGAGAGTAACAAAGTTCAGTATATAAAAGATAATTTTGATCCAAAAGAGACTATAATATTAGCCTTCTATATACCTGAGCAAGAATATTTAGCTAGTATTTTTCCTAATGTAGGATCTATTACTAAAAATTCAGATGGTGTAGACTATAGCCATTTTAAAAATATGGTTATTTATAGTATGGGTTTCCCTGCATCTACATATCAGCAGGTTATAGGTAGGCAGTTGAATTTTGTTACAAGAAAAGAAGAGGTTATCATACACTTTTTAGTAAGTGGTATTGATCAATATGTATATAATGCTGTAAGTAATAAAGAGAGCTTTACAGCTAGATGGTATAAGGAGAATAACAATGACTAAATTATATGAAGGTGGTGGTATTTATACTGTACATCTAGCAAGTGGTAAAACTTTAGAGCTTACTGATGATGAGATAAATGAGATAGCATCAGATGCAGGTGTAGTAGAAGAGTTACAGGAAGAGATGCAGGATCATATTAATACTGCTAATATGTATGAAAAAACTATTACAAAAATTAAAGATCTAATGGATGAGCTAGACTAATGAAGGAGTCTAGAGTACAAAAAGATATTATAGATTATCTTCACTCTATAGGAGCATGGACTGTTAAAACTATCCAATGTAATAAGAGTGGAGTGCCTGATATTCTAGCATGTTATGATGGTAAATTTGTAGCACTAGAAGTAAAAAGAGATGAGGGAGCTAGACAAAATGAGACTAAGCCCCTACAAAAAAGAAACATAAAACAAATAAACTCATCAGGTGGTATAGCTGCAGTAGTTATATCAGTAGATGAAGTAAAAAGGATATTACAATGAGTAGAGCAGAGATAGTATATAAAAGAACTTATAGCCGACCTGATGATAATGGTACATTTGAAACATGGGATGAGACTATAGGTAGAGTTATTGATCATCAAAAATGGTTATGGGAGAGAGCTAAAGGTAGAGAGCTGAATAACTTTGAATTAGCTGAGCTAGAAGAGTTTAGACAAGTTATGCTAGATAGAAAAGTACTTACATCAGGTAGAACTTTATGGATAGGGGGAACTGATATAGCTAAGAAGAGAGAGAGCTCTCAATTCAACTGCAGCTTTACAAATATTGAGACTGTTTATGATGTAGTAGATGCTCTATGGTTATTACTTCAAGGATGTGGAGTAGGATTTAGACCTATAGTAGGTACTCTAAATGGTTTCTTTAAACCTATTGAAGATATAGAAGTGATCAGATCTGAGAGAGTTGTAGCTGCAGATGGTACTTATGAGAAGGGTAGAGAGACTAACCTAGAGACTTTTGCTGATGGTGTATGGACCATATCAGTAGGAGATAGTGCTGAGGCATGGGCTAAATCTATTGGTAAGCTACTAGCAGGTAAGTATAATGCTGATAAGTTAGTACTAGACTTCTCTCAGATAAGAGCTTCAGGTATTAGATTAAAAGGTTATGGATGGATCAGCTCAGGAGATCAGGCTATATCTAAAGCTTATACAGCTATTGCTAGAATTATGAGCCAAAAAGCAGGGCAGTTATTAAGTAGAATTGATATACTAGATGTAGTTAATCATTTAGGAACTGTACTATCTAGTAGAAGATCTGCAGAGATAGCTATGTTTGAATATGGAGAGCCTGAGTGGAGAGAGTTCTCAGTAGCTAAAAAAGATTGGTGGGTACATGATAATGCTCATAGGACTCAAAGTAATAACTCTTTAGTATTCCACTCTAAACCTAGTGAGGATCAACTAACTGAGATCTTTGATATTATGGCTGAGGCAGGTGGTAGTGAGCCTGGATTTATTAATGCTGAAACTGCACTAAAAAGAGCTCCATGGTTTAAAGGATCTAATCCATGTGTAGAGATATTACTAGGTAATAAATCATTTTGTAATCTTACTGAGGTAGATATTGGTAAATTCAGGGGAGATACTGCAGGGCTTAACAGAGCATTAGAGTTAGCAGCTAGAGCAAACTATAGACAAACATGTGTAAACTTAGATGATGGTATCCTTCAAGAGTCATGGCATCTTAATAATGAGTTTCTTAGATTATGTGGAGTAGGACTTACAGGTATTGCTAGAAGAGATGATCTATCTCAATATGATTATGACCTTATGAAGAGATCAGCTACTGCTGCAGCTTTTAGTATGGCAGATCAGCTAGGGATGCAAAGACCTAAGAATGTTACTACAGTTAAGCCATCAGGTACACTAAGTAAAGTTATGAATACTACTGAGGGAGTGCATAAGCCTCTAGGTAAGTACATTTTCAATAATATTAACTTTGGTAAACATGATCCATTACTACCTAAACTTAGAGCAGCAGGTTATAATGTATATCCTAATCCTCAAGATACTGAGGGAGTACTTTGTACATTTCCTGTAGCATGGGAAGATGTAGAGTTTACTAAAGTAGAGACTGCTCATGGTGTAGTAGAGGTAAACTTAGAGACTGCAGTAGAACAGTTAGAGCGATACAAAAAGATACAGGTAGGTTATTGCCAACAAAATGTATCTAATACTATTAGTTACAGTCCTGAAGAAGTACCTGCTATTATTAAATGGCTTTTAGATAATTGGGATATTTATGTAGGTGTAAGTTTCTTATATAGAGCTGATCCATCTAAGACTGCTGAGGATCTTGGTTATTTATATTTACCTCAAGAGGTAGTAACTAAAGAAAAGTATGATGAGTATGTATCTAAATTAAGTGCTGTAGATCTCGATGGTACTGATAGTGATTTAGAGATAGAGTCTCAAGAATGTGCATCAGGAGCATGTCCTGTTAAGTAATTGAGGGCTAGTTTTTACACTAGCTCTACATGTGGGAGATCATGAAAGGTTTGATCCTTAAATGTATCATCCCCATCCCAATCTAAACCAAACCTTACCCTATGAGTAATTTCCCCTTTGATCAATAATTTATAAGCAATAGCTTTAACCATACCCATCATCATATAAAATCTTTTATTATCATATTCAGATCCACTAAAAGCATTTGTACCTTTAGCATAAGGCATAATATCAGCAGCCATACTAGGGTAACTTTGATGCTTACTTTTTTTTGTAATACCATCTAACTTACTTTTACCCTCTCTAAAATACTTTTGTTGAGTCTCTAAAGTTCTATGCCCTTCTATAACTGAGAAGTCATAGAACATAATTAGCTCAGCTAGTATCTTTTGTAAATCAGGATGTACATCTTTTAAGTTATTTAAACTCCTATCTGAAAAACTGTATCTCATAGTTTATTCCTCTCTACCTTTTGTGTTTTTTCAAAAGTCCTTAATCCACCTAAACCTAATAAACCACCTAGTAAAGTCATTAAACTAGCTATATCTAAAACAGGGGGCTGAGGTATTATTATACCTGCTATTAAACAGATCCATAATATCAAAGGGGATACTATATAATGAAAAGCTAAAGCACTTCCACATACCCATCCTATAAAAGGTCTCCACCCTGCTACAAATATAGAGGAGTGTTTAGCCTCTTCAGTATTTACCTGGATCTGACCTTTAGCAATAGCCTGTTCTATTTGCTGCATTTGTATCTCTAGCTTAGCCATCTCTACAGGATCTTTAATCTTCTCTCCTGTAAAAGCCTCTCTTACAGATGTAAATATACTACCTACATCTCCTAAATTAAAATCTGCTAATGCCATAATTAACTCCTTGCTAAAATAAAGATGGTAGCTACAGCACCTGTAATAAGAGCACCTATTATAGTTCTTACTACCCATGTATGTGAGGACTCCATAGTATCTAACCTCTTTTGATTAGATTTTATATTAGCCTCTTGAGAAGTATTAGCTATTTCTATCTTATCCATTTTTGCTCTATTTTCTTTAGCTTGATCTTCTACCTGATCTATTCTTTTATGTACCCTATTCATGGCATCTTTTATGTTACCCTCTAGGTTAGCTAGTTTTTCTAGGATTAGCTCTTGCTTAGTCATAGATTTAGCTATATCCCCTAGCTTAATATTACTATCTTTAGTGGTATCTGATAACTCTTGGATAGACTTTACCATAGCATTTATAGCATATTCATGTTCTACTATCTTCTCTTTTAACTGTTCCATATTTTTACACCTCCCAATAAGTGTTACCACTTACTAGGTAGTTTGTTTTACTATCTAAATACCACATACTTACACCCCTTTTAAAGTCTTGATCTCATCTTCTAAGATCTCTACTCTATCAATAAGTTTAGCTAGTGCAGCCCATAAGTAAGGAGTCCTTTTAGAGTGATCTACACCCCATGGAATATATACAGCACCAGGAGTACCCTCTTTTACTTCCTTATCATCTTTAAACCATCCACCAGGAGATGCAAGATCTTTACTTACTTTGTAAGAAGTTTGAGCACCCCATCCTATAGCAGCCTCTCCATTTGTTTTCCATGTAAATTTTTTCACAGGATCTTGTTTAATTATAGCTATGGCTTCATCAGATGAATATTCTCCTATGAAATCTTTAAGAGTTTCATCAGATGATGTGTTATATGCTGTAGCTGTAGTAGTTGTACTAATTGACCCTACTTCCGGTGGATTAGTAGTTAAATTAGTATGGTGGAATACATAGTGCTTTCTAGCTGATGATGTTCCAATAGCTTGACTTCTTATAGCAGGTACAGTGCTTCCACCTACAGGAATATGAAGTGCAGCAGCCTCACTATTTATTTGAGCAGTTAATCCACCAAACATAACATTATAATCTAATAATTTAATATTACCTGAACTAGCTACTTCAAAAGTCATATCCTCTTCACTTGAGAAACTTACATTTTTACCATAAGTATGTGATACATCTCCATCATTATATGCCATTAAATAACTAGAGCCACCACCATTTCTACTAAATATATAAGGACTTTGAAGTATACTTGCTGACTTAGCTTGATTATATAATTGAAAAGCATAAGTGTTAGTTTCATTATCATCTGATACTATCTCAATAGATTTTACAGCCTTTTGTCTCTTCATCATCCAATCAGTAAAGACTGACATATCTTGCATTGATGCCTCAAAGTTTCCTATAACATGTACACCTGAGAATGAGGGATTAGTATTAGATACAGGCTCTCCTGCTGTAAAAGCAGCACAAACACCCAATACTGACTCAAACGGATATATGTAACCTGTAAACCAATTAGGTACAGCAGCTACTACCCTATAAGCATTTGTAAATACACCATTATTATCCCATAATGTATTAGCATCTTCTGATACCTCTAGTATATGGTTTGCTAGATTATTATATTCTCTACCTGATCTAGCTGTTCTGATATAATAAACCTTACCATCTTTATAATAACCTGCAGGGGGTGTAGCATTACTAGCTATACCTGCTGTTGTAGGGTTTCCCCAATCTAATAAATTAGTAGTCTTATATACTATAACATCATCAGTAGACTCCCCTCTTGACCTAGCGAACATTAACCACTTATCCTCAGTACCTAATCTAACCTGTACATTCTCTGAGATACTAGAGTCTCCTGTAATAGCCTGAGCTACTTCTGTAACAATAGACCATGTATCCCCATTATCTACAGTAGTAAAAGCATCTAGCCCTCCTGCACTAAGGTATCCAAAGCTTATAAATCCTGTAGTATCGTTACCACCTTGGCTAGTAGGGTAAGATATAATACCACCTACTGCTGAGAAGGTATAAGGGCTTGAAGTAGTTACTACATTATAAGACCATGTAGCTCCTTCATCATCTGAGTAAACAAAGAGAGGGCTAAAGTGTGTAGTACCTTCATCTGCTCTATTTACAAAGCATCCTATTCTACCATTAGCTAATATATCAAGTCTATCAGGTCTTGAGTCTGATAATGGATTAGTATAAATTAGAGTATCATTCTCCCACGATACACCAAAATCATAACTAACTGCTGCTCTTAATTCTGAGCCATCATCAGTACCATGTTCGCTACCTTTTCTATAGTTCATTACCCATTTATTAGAGTTAGGTATTTCTACAATACTGCCCCACCCATAATGAGCATCATGTTGTTTACCTGCAATAGTTCTAATATTACCCCTACCAAATAAATTATTAGTTAGATCCCCAAACCACTCAGTCTTTATAGCACCCTCATACTGTCGTACCCATCCATTAAAAATAGTACCGTCATTATTTATACTAGCATATGTACTATCATAAATAAATAAACCACCTCTAATAAGATCTTTTACTACAGCTACTGTAAATAAGTTAGTATCTATATCATCTAAATTAGCTACAGTATCTACAGTTACAAGATCCTCAAAAGTAGCCCCTGTAAATAAAGAATATTCATACCCTGTACCATCATCTTTTACTTTTAAATAACCATCAGGTAAGGTAGCAGGTAGCTCAGGAGTCATAGTAACATCTGTACTAGGTAATGATAGTGATCGATCAGCAGTATTAAAATCATCTACTAGTAAATAAGTCTGATAATCTTGATCTTCATTAAGAGTAGCAGCCTTTAGATCCCCATTAGTTACATAACTTACATCTCTAGTTCTAGGTAATTCTCTCTCACATACTACAATATCATTTAAAGTAGCACCTGATATAAGAGTAACAGTACCTCCATCATCCCCATCTATACTGACTGTATAATCACTACCATAAGTAAGCAAATCAGTTGTATCATCAGGAGTAGATCCTGTAGGTGTTAGATATACTTTTATATCAGTAACTTCATAGATCTTAAAATTAAAATCAAAATCAGTCTGACCTCCACTTGCAGTAAATGACTGCCTACCTTTATTAGTATTAAATGCCATATTATCTCTCCTCTCCTAGTAATTTAGTAGCTTTTCGCTCTTTTTTCTGTTCTATTTTATTCATAAGATCCTCATCATTATACATTAAAAAAGCTTTAGATGCTTGATCAAATTTCTTTTTTATTGTATTAAGGATCAACACTCTAGCATCATCTGTAGGAGCATCTAAATACATATCACTCTGCATCACATCAGCTAGAGTCTCTTTGAAGTTCATACCATCTACTTCTAGCTCATTTCTACTATACTTAACTAGATCATGATATTGCTGAGCATTTAGTTTTACACCTTCTACTCTTTTACTAGGTTTAGTAATTGCTACTGATCTAGTACTCTCAGCTAGTCTCTGTACCTCTAGCTTTACTTTATCTTTTGTCTCTACTGACTGAGCCCATGGACTAAGTACCGTATCAAACTTAACTACCTCTCCATAATTATTTAATCTGTTAGGTAGATCTTTATTAAATCCAGGTGTAGATTTTTTTAACTTCTCTACAATAGTAAAAGCCTCTTTAGCTAGATCATCATCTAACTTAGCTAAGTCTCTTCTAACACCACTAAGAGGCATTACCCCATTTACCATATTAGCTAGATAAGACTTACCATATCTCTTAGGATCAGTCATAACTTGCATGATAGACTGTATACCTGTCATAAATGTTTTATCTACTGTATTTGTAGCAAAAGCAGCTACTAACCCTGTTACTGCATCCTCTACTGATTTATCTGCATCACTATCAGGATCATCATATCTTACCTGCTCCTGATATTCTACAATATCTGCTACTGTACCTAATAAGTAACTAAATGGCTCAGCTCTATCATAAGAGATATAGTCTTTTGTACCATCTTCATTTTCAAATACAAACGATCTAGGTCTCCATCCTGTCTCATGTCTAGCTACTCTAGCCTTATTATCTTTAGGATCTGATCCTGTAATAGTGCCTTTCATAGCCCACATTAAAGCACTAGTAGATAACATAGTTCCATTTACCATCTTAGCTCTAGCCATTTGAGCTCTAGCACCACCTGCAGCTACATCATCTTTATACTGCTGTGAGAATAAACCTAAAGGAGTTCTCTCTAAATAAGCTTGTTTCATTAAGTTAGTAGGTGTCTTAATAAAGGGTACAAATATCTTTAGTGCAGGAGATTTATTAACTACATTTTGAAATGACTGCCCTGTCTCTCCTAATGGCTTTTGAAATGTTACATCTAGTGCAAAGTTCTCCATCTCAGTAATCATATCAGGAGTAGGATTTTGCATAAGCTCCTGTAGATACTTATTAGCATCATCTCCCTCTAATCCACTTTGAGCAGCTTTTCTATAAGCTAATCCTGCTAATTGAGATCTCTCTCCTATTACTTTAAAGAAACCATCTACACCACCCATCACTCTCTCAAGTGGAGCTCTTACAATAGTTCCATAAGTATCTACTACTTTACCTGCTACTGAGTCTTTTTGAAAACCTAAGTACTCTGAGCTTATAGCTTTTTGATGCATCATATCTAACTTATCAATACCACCATAAGGCTCAGCAGTTTTAGCTACCTTCCATCCTGTCTGAAGTGCATCCTGAAACCCATTAACCATACCAAATAGTTTAGCTAATGCCTCATCTGCTAGGATCTTCTCTTGACTATCAGGCATAACTTTACCAATTACAGATGCTACCATAGTATCAGGAGTATCCATACCTAGTCTAAGTGCTGCACCTGAAGTATTTACTATCTGAGTTTTTACACCTGATAAAATAGATGCTATAAAGTTCTCTACAAATACTTTAGTGCCTTTAGTTCCTATTGAGTCTTGAGCTTGTACTAATTCATTAATACCTTTAGATGTATCCATAGTAGCTATTTGATCAGCTATTCTATTTACATTCATATCATTAGATACCATGCTCATAACTTCATTGATCTTAGAGCTCTCCATATCATTCATATTTACACCAAAAGCTCTTAAACCTCTACCAAACTCAGCCCTCATACCCATGTACTTATTCATAAATTGTCTATGAAATTGCCATTGTTTACTAAAGTTAAGTTTCTCTATCTCAGTAGCATCATTGTTAGATACCTTCTCAGCTAGTGTTTTTAGTTTTACTGCACTCTGTTCTAGCATTTGTCTAGTAGCTAATACAGTCTCAGCATTTACAGCTGTACCACCTTCTCTAGTTAAAAAGTCTTTTAAGAAGTTAGGATCTTGGCCTAGATCATTTGCTAATCCTGTAAGCATCTCATCAGTTACTACACCTCTTCTAGCCTCATCTATCTCTAACTTATTAGCTTCAGCCATCTGAGCTATAGTAGCAGTTACATCATCTCCACCTTCTATAGTGTCAAAATTAACCTGATGAGTATCAGTAGTTTTAAATTGCTTTAGCTCAGCATTAGTAATATCCTTAGCTTGTTTGATCATCTCTTCAGAGTTCTCTACACCTGGAATAGCATCCATTACTTTAGCAGCTTTAGGCTCTACTAGATCCTCTAAAGGTTTCTCTATAATATGTACTTTTTTTCTAACTTCTTTAGCTGCAGGTTTCAAACTTTTTAATAAAGTTCTAGCTCCCCATGCAGATAAACTAGCTACTTCTATACCTTGATCTAAACCTACAGGCTCTTGAGGCATATCAGCCATAGCTTGAGCATCAGCTTGTACTTGCTCCTCATTTAATTGAGGCTCTATAGTCTGTAGTTGCTCAGGATTATTTAGTTCTTGATCAGTTATTATCATTATTTTCTCCCTGTGTTGCAGCTGCTGCTAAACCTAAACTAGCAGGTAATGAGAATAAATAACCATTTTTCTCAGCTGTTTGTTGAATTTGCTTAATCCTATCTCCATCTAAACCAGGATCATAAGTAGTATATTCTATCCCTTTTTTCTCTAATATTTGCTTAGTCATATCACTAGCATTATTAGGTATAACAGCTACTTTAAACTCCCCTAGATCCATTTGCTTTAACATCTTACTCTCAAAGTATTCAGTAGGCATATCTTTTAGAGCACCTTGGAAACCTTTTAATCTCTCTACCATCTCAGCAGGTACATTCTCAAATCCATACTCTTGTAGTTCTCTCTCTATAGAAGTATCAGCAGCATCTCTTAGTAATCCCGTAATAGTATCCATAAAACCAAAACCTGTATCATATTTATAATAATGACTAAGATCATCTGAGATACCACTAAACTCATCATTGATCTCTTCTTTTATTTTATCAAAAGTTTTAGAGTCTACTAGTTTATCTTTAGATGCTTGTATCTGTTTTAGTGTTTTAAATTGAGGAGTATATTTAGCTCTAGTAGATCCAATACCATAGTTAAAATCTTCTCCTCCTCTTAGATCAGCTTTTAGTTTTTTTACTACATTATCCATAGTATGAGGTATCCATTTCTGCCTACCTTGGTTATCAGTACCTTTATATATCACTTCTTTAGCACCATGAGACTGTAAGTAATCATCTACATAAGCTTTAAACTCAGGAGCTTGTTTATTTACAATACTATTAATTTCACTTTGAGTAAGGTATTGATCTACCTCCCCCTCATCACTCATAGATCTTGATGTTTGTTTTACTTGCTGTATTAAGGCTTTTGCTAATCTATTAAATTTCTCATCAGCCATTAAAGGATCATCCTCAGCAAACCCTTTATCAAGATAATACTGTTTAGCTCTTTGCATAAACTCAGGATCATCTACATACTCTCTATTTAATTGGTACTTATCTGCAATATCTGCAAAAGCTTCATACTGTTCTTTTTTTACAGGATCTACCTCTCTCATAATTTGAGGTACTTCTATACCCTTCTCAGTTAAAAACTTAGCTTTTAAGGCTGTATTATTATATATATTTTCAAAATCTAAACCTTTACTACCTGTAAGCTCTTCAAACTGAGTAAGCTCATTACTTATATCTCTCTCAGCCTTAGTAGTTAAATTATGCTTTACTGTAGGGTATCTAGGACTATAAATATCTGCACCAAATACTTTATGTTCTCTAGTAGGTTTAGCTAGATCTTTATCCCCTAGCATTGTAATATCCCCAAATCCTTCTAGTGGAGTTCCTTTATTTGTAATAGCTAAAGATGGTACAGGTAATCCTCCCATTTTATCAGCATGTTGTAAATTTTCCTGAGATAAATTATGCTGTATAATCATATCTCCCTCAGGCTCAATCTTTGGGGGAGTACCACCACCTGCCAAAGATCCACCCTCTTCAAAGTTTTTTCTAAGTACATTCTCTTGCTCATTTACTACATTAGATATACCTCTACCAATAGCCTTAGTACCTTGTACAATTCCTGCACCTGCAGCAGCTCCTATACCTGTAGCTAATGCAGTTTGTCCTGGGCTGTACTCATCTTGTACACCTGCACCTATTGCAGCATCCTGTCTAGCTATATCATCCACACCTGTATAAATAGCTCCCTCAGTTGCTGCTACTGCTGTAGGACTCTGTAAAAATTTAATAGCACCCTGTTTTAACATAGCTTTTAAGCCTGTTTTTGCTGTAGTTGCTGCTGCTTGTTTACCTACAAATCCCATACCTAGAGTACCAATACCTATATAAGATGCAGGATCTAATCCCATCTCTTTAAAGGCTCTCATTACTCCATTACCTGATATATCTTTTTTGTCATACATATCCATCATGTAGTAAAAAGCTAACTTAGTTTTAGGATCAGCATCTTGTAATTTAGCTGTATAGTTGATAGTACCTAGAGTAAGGTTATAATTAAATCTACTCATAAGATCTAAACCTGTTTTAGCTGCATCTTCATCTGCACCACTCCACTCTACACCCTCTAGCTCTTTATATACTGACTTAGTAGCCTCAATCCAATTAGTATCAGTCTTTAGCTCCTCTTCAGTAGTTGAGTAAGAGTCATTATAGATCTTATCACTCATTTCTTTAGTTAGTGTTCTTGTTTCTTCATCACTATAATTAGGCATTAGTCCATATCCTCCCATACTGTAGTAGCTGAGTTCCATTTATCCTGGAGCATATTCATGAATTTACCTGTTGTATCTCCATAAGTCTCTTCAGATTTTTTTTCCTCAGCCTCTTTTTTTGCTTTTCTAGCCTCAGCTCTCTTAGTTTTCTCTTCTATTTTAGCAGTTTTATACTGTTTTATATATTTATCAGCTATTGAGATAGACTTACTAGCCCTTTGCTCAGGTGGTAATGACTCTACCTCAGCATAAAAGTTACGATATAGCTCATCATAATCTTGCATATTCTTATTATTAAAGTCCATTTGAGCCATAAGAGTACCATCTATGATATTAAATGTTCTCTTAATCCTGTCTCTTGACTCTCTACCACCTTGAGATGATAACCAATTAGCCTCATCTGTTTGCTCGGATCTTCTCTGTTTGATTAAATCCCATTTAGTTTTATCTGTTAAGTGAGGGCTATTAGTAATCTCATCCTCAGTAAAATCAAGTACATGAGTCCTAAACATTAGTAGCTTAGTACTATCATCTACAGCTTTACCTTTAGTCTGTATTCTATCAGTATAAGTTTTATGAGTAGCTAGATCTATTTTTCCTGTAGCTAAAGCAGTATCTATCTTAGTAGTAGTAAGCTCTCCCTGCATCCATAATTCGTTAAATTCCTTAGTAGTCTCTAGCTCTGTAAGTTTAAACTGAGTCTCTTGAGCAGATAATTGATTATTATAAACTTTTACATCTGTAGCTATTTGACTCTGTATACTTTGTCTAAAAGTTTCTATATCAGTATTAGATAAAATACCTTGATGATCCATAGTCTTAAAGTCATTGTAGAACTTATAAGCATCTCCACTATTAATAGCAGCAGTTAATCCTCGCTGCATATTAGACATATAAGCACCCTTAGCTATCTTTTTTCTCTCTAGCATAGCCACATTTGGAGCTATTAAATTACTATCTACCATAGTTTGAAGAGTTGTATCTATCTCATTTTGAAGTCTAATAGCCTCTTCAGGATTAGTACCAAAAGCAGCATTAAGAGCTTCAATATCCATGCTCATCTTAGCAGCAAAGTTTTTATTTTGTAAATCTCTTTGCTGTTTAGTTTGAAGTGTTACTATCTGAGAGCTAAACTTCTGACCTTGCATAGCTAACTTAGCTGTAATGTTTTGTTTAATGTCAGGATCTGTAATACCACTTAGAGTACTTTTTGAATAAGCACCCCATGACT